CCCTTGGGGGTAGAAACAATGATTACCTTTGTAGATGTACCAGATGAAATTGTAGGATATACTGAACTAAAGAAGTCATCAGCAATGTGATTTGGAATGAACGCAAATTCGTCCAAGAAAATAATGTTGAATGACATTCCTCGGACAGCAGAACTGGAAGTAGATGCTGCCATAATCTTGGAACCATTTTCCAAGCTTAAACTTCCTCGGTTCCATGCTATAATACCCTGCTGCATCCACTTAGGAAGATTTTCATAGGCTGTTTGAAGTCTTTCTAAAAGTTCTCTTGCGGTTGATGCTTTGTTTGCTAGAATACCAATATTAACATTATCATTGAACACTGCATAGTGAAGAAGATAAGAAACTACTGTCGTAGACTTACCTGTCTGACGAGGCATTTTGCAAATATTAAATCTACTCCCATGGAAGTTTTTAATTAATTTCTCTTGAAATGGATACAATTCAAAGGGAATTAATCCCTTATCAACGTTTACAATTTGTACATAATTTCTTGCAAAATACACAGGATCTTGCTTACACTTGATAAATTCTTCAATCTGCCCAGCAGTGAATTCAATCGGCGTATTAGCTTTTTTTAGATTAGGATTGCCAAGATAAATGTTATCACTCATATAATTATCTTAATAAATTTTTCTCCACTGATCAGCAATTCCAAGCTCTAAGGGACTTATTAATTCTGCTATTAGGATCGCTGGCAGTTTTCTTGGAGGTTAGCTTTGATTTCATGCCTTTCATGCGAGCACAGAATGATGCTCTACGAGGATTACCTACTTTCTTTGAAGGTGCTTTAAGATCACTTCCAGGATTCTCTCTCTCATAAGACTTTCTACCCTTTTCATTCAATCCACCTTTTTTATTTTTACCTTCCCTACGAGTCCAAGCAGCACCTTCACCAATAACACCAATGTTTAAAAGATAATTCTTACGACGCTTTTCTGGAGTATCAAGCGTGGTATTCTCTTGAATATCCTCACCATCCATTTCATAATGAGCTACTTGAGTCTCAGAATTTTTTTTAGCTAATGGAAGTTGTGGGCCAGTTCTCTTTAAAAATTCTTTTTTCTCATTAGGATTGTCAGTTCTTGAACCTTTATTATAAAGTTTTTGTGTTTTTTGTGCGTTTTTATGCCCCTCTGGATCAATCGGAGGTAACATTTGCTCATTTGCTACAATGTACCCAGAGTTTGCACTGGTAACACATGGATAATGTGCAAGAACTTTTCCACCAGGATATACTTTTTGAACAGCATCGTTTACTTCTTGTTCAGTTGGTTGTGTTGCTGTTGGAAAATAAATTTTTAATGTATACGTCTTTGCCATAAAACTAATCATAATTGTATACATTTGACCACGAGATTGAATTATTTTAACTGCTTCAGAAACATCTTCATCACTTTGCATATATTCTGCTGCAGTGTCAATAAAATCTGCTGCTCTTGTAATTTTTGATTGAACCCAGGCAGGAATTTGTTGATCACCTTTTTTAATTGATTTTCTAAGCATTGCTACTGCCCTTTCAATTTGATCAAACTCAACTCTTGCCATATACCCTTCTTCGTCTTTGATTTTTCCAGATGCAATTTCTTTATGATCCTCTGGGAAAAATTCCTCTGATTTATTACCCCAATTTTTAGCACCAGCTTTACGACACTTAACAAGTGCTCCTGATGCATATGCACTGGGCCAAACACTATATCTAGCTTTTACTTTATTGTAACAGGCATCTTTCTTGCCGCTACCTTTTCCCTTTACATCAGATTCTTCATTCATTTTTTTAATCCTTCCTTGACAGTGTGCTCTTTGAGAAAATCCTTTAGGGTTATCACAATCTATTGATTTCTTATATTTATTTGACCAATCTTCTTTCACTGATTTTTTCTTTTTCTTTTTAGGTTTATCTGTGGAAACATAAGTGGGTTTTGCTGCACCAGTCTTAGATTGTTGTCCAGGATCTGCTGCCTTCTTTCTTCTTGCGGCAGATAGTCTTTCTGCCTTTGTCATACTTGCTCTCTTTGCAGAAGAAACGCACTTAGGAGTTCCTTCTCCTGGTTCATCACTCGCACATGTGCCACCTGTTACGACATTAACCCAACCACCTTTACCATCCTTTGATTTAGATTTGCCAAACCAATCACGGAGACTTTCCTCATTCATTTCTTTTGTTTTTTCTTTTTTTAATTGCTCTTGCATGGACTTATTTTTCCTCTTTATTATTTAGAATTCCTTGCTTTATAAGTTTAGATAGTTCAGCTGTAGATCCAACAAACAAAGAGTTATTTACTGTAGTTGCACCAGAATACTTAGAATCAAGATCTTTCATTTTCTTTTGAAGATCTATTAGTTTATCAGTCACATCAGCAACGTTTTTAATTAATTGACCAGCAACTTCATAAGCTCTTGGATGATCTGTACTATTAGCAACGTCTAATGCATCATTAACTGCTTGTTGTCCTTTTTCAATTAGAGAATATAATTGACCTCTTGTATATTCATAATCTTTAACAGTGTCTTGCGATGAACTTTTTTCTGGTACAATATCAGAAACTATTTCAGTTTTTGTAATTGAAGTTTCTACATTTAAAACTTCTCCTAAGGTATCAAAAGTATCCATGACTACCTCACAACTCTAAATCAACACCCTGGGATGGGCTATAAGTTTTAAAGTCTGTAAAATCTTCTAAGCCTTCATTGAATCCAAAATCATCTCCAGGAATAATTAAAGGGTCATCGCCAGCATTGATTAGCCCATCATCATTATAATCTTGTAATGCTTTTGGTGTTGCTGTATATCTAATTTCACGCTTGGCATTTTGCCTATCAACACTTGTAAAATAATCAACTTGAACTTTCTTAATTAAGCCATCACTACTTTCAGCAATTGGGCCAAAGAGGTGGGTCTTCATGGTAAAATTAAAAGTATGAATGATAATTCTGGTAGCATCAAAATTACTTTTATCGTAATTATCAGTCCAACTAATACCATCTAAGACTACTGGAGTATCTTTATTTTCTCCAATTGAGTCAATCAAATCAATCGTAACATTAAATGCTGGTTGAAAGAACGGTAAAATTTGTTCCATAACTTGAAGTGCATCATCATTTAGTTTTGTCATCAAAAATAATTGCATCTTTAAATTGTAAGGTACAGGCATATAAACTTTTCTGACCTTACTAGTATCATCTACTGCTTTAAATGATTGTGTTATACTTGATTTTCTTGATGAATCATATTCAATGCCAGTAAACTCAAATGACATTCTAGGTAAAGTTAAATTACCTTTCTTTGTCAAATCTGGTTGTTGTTGAATTCTTGCAAGAAATTTTTGAATTGGTGCATATGCAAGAGGAACTTTTAGCATGGAAGCCTGAGCCCCATTTTCATCCTTGTGACGAATTTCAATATTATTGAAAAGAGTTCCAAACGCAATAATATTACGTCTTATAATTTCGTGATAAAAGTAAGTTCCTAACATTAGTAATTACCAAATGGATTTGATTCTGAGAAATCTAATATATCTAGTGCTGCCTCTTCAATTTCCTCATTCTGTTTATATTGATCAGACTCGCCATAGTAATTTATACTAGAAAGTTTATAACTTCCTGTAACTCCGATTCCTGGATTAGTAATTGTAGTTGCACTACCAACAATATACTCACCAATTTTAAATCTTCCGCTTGCTCTGTATACTTTTAATTCACCAGTATCATAATTCCATTCTTTAACAACTGCCGTAGTGCCAGACACTGATCCTGTAACAGTTTCATTAAGTGCATAATTTCCTGTAGATATACCAGGGGCTTCAAATATTATCGTTGGAGCCACCGTATAACCACTTCCAGCGTTAGTTACATAAACTGCGGCAACTGTTCCACCAAACCCAATAACTGCCTCTGCAGTCGCTGTAGTGCCTGCTCCAGGAGGTATTGAAATGCTTATGATAGGTGGAGACGAATAGAATGATCCATATGTGGTCAATCCAATAATTCCAATTGCACCAGAAGAAATTCCAGCTGTTGCAATAGCACCAGCACCACCTCCACCAATAAAGCTTACTGTAGGTGCCGTAGTATATCCTCCCCCAGGATTGACTAGTACAACACGATCAACGGCATACTTACCTGGAGATCCAGGATATGAAGTCATGATTGCAACAGCAGTTGCGTTTTTGCCTCCAACAGGTGCAGAAGAAATTGCAACAGTTGGGGCTGCTGTATAGTTGTTACCATCATTAACAAGATATATCTTACTTACAACACCATTTGCAATACTAGTTGCAGCTCCAGCAGTTGAACCATTACCAACTAAAGATAGTAATGTATTATAACCAAAGTTTACAAAATTATCATCAATATTTTCTATATCAGTATCAATTAACTCATTCTCAAACATGAATGGCTCACAACTTAATTCATACGTGTAAAGTTTGTTTAATTGATAAAAATCAACTTCATGCTCAACAAATTTAATTTCATAAATTGTATCATTGAGCGGAAAATATATTAAATCACCTTCTTTTGGACGTGCAGCTAAAACATAGTCATCAATATTATCTTCCATAATTGGAGCTATAAAATCTTCAAATTTTTCTCTAGAAATAATAAGTTTTAAAGTATCAGTAACTTGAATTCCAAATTTTCCAAGAACATCTCCTCCGCCACCAAATCCAGTATAATTGTTTAGATATGCTTCTATCAAAAAATTATCAGTAAATTTATTGAGAACATTCTCTTTAATAACCGTGTGTGTTCTAATAAATTCTCTTGGCAAATAATAAACATCAATTCCATACATCCTCAACTGCTCGTTGATAATATCTTGAACGAGTCGTTGTTCTGCAAAATTGCCGTGCGTAAAGAATTGATTGGTTGCCATATTATCCTATCATGTCTAAAGGGGGTAATTCGTATTCCGAACTCATTCTAGTTTTAATATCAGCAATCTCATTAATAGCATCTTCATAAAGCTGTCTACCATTTAATTCAACTCCACCAGGAAGTTTGACACCATTAAATTTAATGAGATTTTGTCCCCATTGTTTTTTAATTGTTGCGGTAAGATATTGCTTTAGCCAAGAATCATTCCAAATTTTTGGAAAGTCTGCAGGATCTAAAATTCTATAACAATCAATGATAACATAACTGTTTACTGGAACACTTGACCAGTTCATATCAATGTAAAGTCTATTCTGTCTCTTAGTATATCTTATCTTCTTTTGAGGACTAACCAACCATTGAATAGTTTCTAGATATTCTTTAACCATTGCATAATTTAATAGTTCAATGGATGTAAAGTTATAAACATCATTTAAGAAAATTTGATATGCAATATTGAACATTCCACTAGAAAATGTGCTATCATCAAATCTAAAAATACCCTCAATACCAATAATACTATCAGGTATTTCGATGTAGTTTTTAGATTCTAGATAATTAAATGTTGTTACTCCGACAGTTTTACTGGTAGTTTCGTTAGCCTTTGCTCTATTAATATCTTCCTGAGTAATTTTGTACTTTAAGTACATCTTTTCGACGCCATCAAAATGACGTTCGTTGAAGTATTGTAAGGCATCATCGACAAGATCATCTATTTGATCGTCATCGACATTAATTTCTAACACTGGATATCCCAATCTTCTTAAAGAATAATCAATAAGTTCTTGTCTACTTGAGGGCTTCATTGGTTTTTACCGTTTAATTCTTGTTGTAATTCATTCTTAATTTCAACAAGGTCATGATATTCTTTTAATAATGTTTGATACTTTGCTTCTAAAAATGCGTTATCTTTATGAAGAATGGCAATCTTTTGTACAAATGCATTTACCAATAAATTAACATCAACTTCAGCTTCCATCAATAAGATCCTCCATCTAAGGTATCAGTCCATACAGGAACATTTGTTCCCAATTGTGTTGTAAGTATATAGTTAGATGTGCTAATACCAGTTCCAGGAGAACCAGTATTATTTAAAAAACCATCCGAATCAAAATAAGTAATTCCATATTGATCAACATCTGCTGGCTGATAGTAAATACCTTTGATATCTAGAAAACCTTTTTCACCAGTAACAACACCATTTGTAACTGTGGCGTCTGGAATATATACCCACTTTTTAGTTGAATCTGCAAAACCAAAATAACCTTTTTTATTTGCTGTTAAACCAATACCAATTGAAGAATTATTATAATTAAAAGAAATACCTCTATCAGTATTAGTATCATATGCATGAGTTATGACCATTTCAGTGCTAGATGAAATGCCAGCAGTTGTAACTCCAGCTATTGAAATTGTTTTGTTGATTGTGTTATAATTGACAATAGTTCTATCAGCATTAGAAACTGGTAAACCATTCACATTACTAACTAAATCTCCAGTATTAATTCCAACAACTGAATCTAGTGTTATAACTGTTGAACCAATAGCCACATTACCTTTAACTGTTCTTAAACTTGTAGGTTCTCCGAGATTAAAAATAATCTCATTGGTGTTCATTGTACTGGAGTTAACAATAGATGATTCACCATCAACTTGTAAATTACCCTTGATGATAACTGTACCACCACCATCTAATCCACCAGGATTAGGATCAATATATAAAACATCACCATATCCAGGTTTGGTTGAGATAATATTGGAAGAAATTCCTACTCCACCAATAACAGCTCCAGCAACAAAAGTACTCATACCAATGACCTGAGCATTACCATTAACAGTAATTCTTGTTCTTACTGTCTGAACACCAACATCAAAAGAATCAATTTCACGGTTTTGATTTACAATTAATGCTGAGTTTGCAGTTAAAATTCCAGGTTCATGATCTAAAATACTTACATAATACTCACCACCAACTTGTACAGTATTACCAGTGTTATCACCAATGAATAATCTTCCACCAACATTACCAGCAGTCCCTACTCCAAGATTTACTCCAAGTTCACCATACTGTAATGATGGTGTAACTGAAGAACTTGTTGCTCTTTTAATTTTAATTTTTGGATTAATTTGCCCATCAACCTCATTAGTTACAACCCATTTTCCAGTTGTGGAATTGTAACGTAATAGTGAATTATTGATTGCTCCACTAGTATCTAAACCATCTAATGAATTAAATGTTGTATAATTTCCTAAGCTACCTACAACCTTAATTGCACCCTGATCGGCTACTCTGACTCTGATTTGTGATGTCATGACGTTGTAACTCCTGCCGTTACAGTTGCTGTACCTTCAACAACTCTAGTCTTAACACCAGCCGCATCAGTTAGTAAAACATCATAAACATACTTTCCAGGTTTAATCGTAGATGATATCGTAGATGCTAATGATATTTTAACTTCACCCAACGTTGGATTGGGAAAAGAAACACCAAAACCAACTTTAGTTTTACTTACTGGATGTTTCTTGATGTGCGAAATACCAGTATAACCTGTCAAGTTAACGGGAGTATTATTAGTATTTTCTAACAAAAACGAATTCTGAAAATCAGCTCCTTGAGGAATAACAATGTTTACTACTCTGACTGACATATTCCATAACTATTAGGATCCTTTATGTATTTATAACTTTTGAAGAAGTTGCATCATTAAATCTTTCAATTCAGCCACATCACTCTTAAGAGTTTCAATTTCATCACGTTCCTGCAACTTTCTATTTCTTGCATCCAAATAGTTTTGATATGCATCTCTATCAGTGTTTATAATAGCGGTTGAATTTGGATCTCTATAGAGATTCGATTCACCATCAACTCTAATTAATTCCATACTATGCTAACGCAATTACCGAAAGATCTGCAATCAATGGTGGTTCTGCTTGATTTGTTCCAGACATAATAATTTTAATCATAAATCCAGTGAAAGGTGACAGATTATCAACAGAGAATTTATAATCAGAAGCTGAAGTATCATTATTTTCTGAAGTTACATTCTTGTCTGGTGTGCCATCTTCGTTTCCAGCAAATCCAGGGAATAGAATATATGGTTGAGATGCATCGGGCGAATCAGGTCTAAACAACTTATACAAAGCTCTAATTTGTGCAGATTCCTGTCTTTGAGCAGCAAATCTTAAATCAAGAGAAGTTGCTGGATTTTCTAATTTAACTTTGTTGCTTACATAAACAGCAGCATGAGGATCTCCAACTGGTGCATTTATACGATTATCAGTGATGAAATCTGTAACTGGAGCATCTAATCTATTTGTAGTCAAGATCATAGCAACTCTGTCCAAGTCAATAATAGGACTTACACTTGGGTTTTCAGTTTGTAGAATAATTTCTGTCCATAAGGATTTATTCTTTGGTAAATTTGTCAGATATGTAGTTTCATTGATTTGAGAAGCAACCATTCTTGGCTCGGTAAAGTGATTCATTTGATTTAGATTCATTTGTTGGAATCCTTGATCAATGAACGAAACCTCATTGCCAGATACACTAGTGGCTGTGATTGTTCTAACTCTACATGAAACTTTAGTTTGTGGTGGAGTTTTATGCTCAATATTTGGAGTTAGAGTTTCAAATTGAATATTTTGTGTTGCAGTTGCATCCACACCACCAACATCTGAACTCTTAGTAAATCTTAAAATTGGGAATCCATTTGCAACTGATCCATCTCGTACAACTCCGCTACCAGTTGAAGTAGTATCAATCTTTAAATAATAGTGATCAATGCCATTTTGTAGAAGTGGATTTGCCTCGGAGAAATTGTGAGTTTTATTAATTCTTCTTAGAGATACACCATTTAATTCATATTTGTAAACTTTATCACCAATATCATGACCGCTGATGAGAGATGAATCTATACCTCTAGCAATACCAGTTAAAGTTGGTGGAGATGCTGCAGCATCAACACCAGTGTAAGAAATAATTTCACTATCAATTCTTACATAACCTGGATTTGCTGCCGATACCGCAACATTTTCAAAACTGGTAAATATTCCAACAGATGTAACTTTAATCGGAGTTGTTGCGGTAGAGCTATAATTTTCTTGAGTAACTTCTGCAGGATTTATATCAGGTTGAACATTTGAAATGATAACTTTGTTAGATCTAGAGTGCATTGCATGTCCTCTATGATCAACTTTAAAATGCAATCCATCAACTGCAGGATCTAAAGTAACGCTGATAGGAATTGGTTTTGTACCAGAATATGAGAATGCCGCAGTTGATCCAGAACTAATATATACAACTTCATTAGATAGATCAAATTGACCTTGAACATCACTTAGTTCTAATGTATTAAACGCTGAAACAATGCCAACATTGAATTTTGTATTCTCATTTAATTGACCAAATTGTGCTGTAACTATATCACCAACTGAGTATCCACTTCCACCATTTGTAATCGTAAATGTATCAAGATTGCCATTATTTACTGTCATAATACCAACAGCACCTGTTCCAATACCAGTAACTGATATAATGGGAACATTAGAATAAGTAAAGCTTCCTACTGAAGGTGTTAAACCAGATCCAACATTATTAGTAGTCATCGCAGCAGCATTATTGATTGCAATAGCACCCTTTGTAGAAACAAGTTTACCCGTAGCATTTAAATTATTCATCTGAGTAATTGTTACGCCAGGTGAAATTACTGCTGAAATGTTATTACCAAGTTTAATTACAGAATCTCTAGAAATAGTTTTAATTGGATCCTTCTTTAGTGTTACAATTTGTTTGTTTCCAA